GTTGCATTCGGTGTGGCAGTGCGCGGTCATTTTCGACGCGATACCATCCTGCCCGCCCAGCCACGTCAGGTGGTGGCCCGCGTCCCCGATCGCAGGACCAGCCGACCATCCGTCCCTACGTGCCTGGGATAGCTGCCCGCCGCAACCAGCGGGGAGGATCACGGATGTTCTCAGCGGCTCACCCCACAGCCAGTCCACCGCGAACACGCAGCAGATCATCTCCAGCACGCCCACCTCGCGGTTCTTCACCGCTGCCAGCGCTGTATCGTTCGGTATCTCATCCACGTCCGCGAGGATCAGCCAGTCCCCCGCCTCCACGCCGGTCAGGCCGTCAGCTACCCGGTCGCGTTGCGCTGCTTCACGTGCCATCGGGTCCGCGTCGGGGAGGTTCCCTGCGATCACGTGGGTGATCCGGTCAGCCCACGGCGCGAACCGGGACCTGTTATCAGCGTAGGACAACGGCTTGGGGTGCCCCTGGTGGTCCACGGGGGATTCGACCAGGATGTGGCGGTACACGGGCCAGTGTTCCATCTGCACCAGGCGGCATTCCAGCAGGTCCAGCTCGTCGCGGAACAGGAAGGTATCGTAAACCTTCACGCCCGCCTGGCCTGTGCTAGTTCCCTGACTGTGGCGATGTCAGCGGCCCGCTGGGTTTCCCCCCACGCCCTGTAAGCATCACCGTCTTCGTCGTACCGGGCGCGGGCCTCAGCATACGTGGAGTCCATGTCAGCGGTACCGTAGTTCGGGTTGTAATGCTTGATGATCACCCCGGGCACGTACGCCAGGCAGCACGCCCACGCTATTTCTTTCCACACCAGGTCAGCGTAGAAGTGGTTCATGGTCGGCTGGAACACCCAGCCGAGTGCCCGTACTATGTCGGTGCTGATCACCGCGGCGGTCGGGACGTCTTCCCCGTGGGCGGTGTCGTCCCCGTACGCGATGCCTGTACCGTGCATGTAGCTGATCGCGTTGAGCAGCAGGGTGTCCCACCCGTAGGTCTGTGGTTCATGATCGTCGCCAATAGATGCTACCGCCCGGTAACCCTGGGCTCGCTCAGCGGCGATCTTATTCGTCCACCCGCCGCACGTATCCCGCGGACCGCACGTGCACTCAAACTGACCGGTCAGGTTACCGTAAGACGAATCATCATCGTCAACCGCCAGGACCAGGTCCGTCTTCGACGTACACGTGGCAGCCACCGCGTCGATCAGCCGCTGCGCGCCTTGCGGGCGGCCCCGGGTAGGAGTGATAATCAGCAGGTCACGCATGGCCCGTTCCGATCTCCACTTCTCCACGCACCGCCCGCACATGCACGAACAATCAAGAAACGCCCAGTGGCCGCACCAGAAACAGTACCCCACATGCTCCCTCCAGGGGTCTCGGTGCGGAGTCTAGGCGCCGGACTAGAAGGTCAGGTCTGCTTCCAGGGTGCAGGACCGTTTTCAAAATCACCGGACGCCTGCCCCTGCGCGTTAGCGGGACCCGAATCGACCGTCCCCCAGCCGCTGATCGTAGCGTCACTGGTCGCGTCATAAGGCTGCCCCGGGACATCCGGGGTCGACGTGACCGGACTTGGTGTACTAGCCATAACTCAGGCTCCCTTCCAGCTGGGCGGGCCTGGCGGAGACCAGTCCTCACCCCTCGCTTGCGGCTTCCCGTCATCACCCGGGGAACTTTTCTCCTGCTTCTCGATCACCGGCGGCTCAGCCGTCACCGGGACCATCGCGAACGTGCTGTGATCAGCGGCGGGTACCGAACCACGCGCGGTCACCGCGTTCTCATTCGACCGCGGCACGTGCCCCCCCGCCTGGCTGGTCGGGGTCAGCGCGGTAACCGGGTCCGGCTTCAGCAAACCGGAAAGGTCTTCCACGGCAGCCTCCCTACCAGGTCAGCGGGTGCGGTCGTCATGATAATCGTGCGCTAGGTCACGGTTGGCGTGCGTGGCCAGTTCCTGCCCGTTCGGGTACGGCTTCCCACCGGTCTGACCGCCTTTAGCAGGCTCAGAACCGGAAGGATACTGGCGTGAAACATCACTCATCCCCGCACCGACCTTCCACCGCGCAGCACCGTACCGGAACCCGGCTGGTACCGGCCCCGGCCCGCCTCCGGCTCGTTACCCTTAATACCGGGAAGCTGAGGGCCACCCGTCGCGTAACCCTCGCTGTTTGCCTCGCTGGCGCTTGCCGGGCCGTCGATGGTCTCACTTGCCGTGTCCGATTCATACGTCCCGGTGAACGGGGAACCCGACCGGGTGTAACTGACCGAAGTGCCGCCCGGCTTGTTCGGGGTAGTTGACGTACCCGGCGCGCCCGTCTGGGTGATCTGCGCGTCGGTGACACCAGTCAGCCCGTCGCTGACCTGACCCGGTTCGTTCGTCGGGTCAGAAGCACCCGACGAACCCCGCGTCCCCGGCGCACCCGTACCAGTCGGCAGCGGCCCACCGAAAATATCATTCCTCGACGGAGGATACTGACCCGGCTGGCTCGTCTCATCCACGCCACCCGCGGGCGTGCCGCTACGCGCAGCGTTCCCACCTGATACCTGACCGCCGCCTCCCGGCTTCTGGCTTGGCACATTACCTGCCATGGTCCTCTCCTTATCTCTATGTCGAGATATTACTGGCGGCACCGGCAAGGTCCCGCTACCCCCGCCGGTGCTACCAGAGTCCTACTGCCCCTGCCGGGGCAGACCATACCGTGCACTACCGAACTTACCCGCAACGGGGGAGCACTGCGGGCATTGCATCGTACTGTGATCCTCGCTGTCCGAGCTGACCAACGTACCGGGCAGTGCGTAATGCCCGCATGACAGCCGGGGGATCTCCCCGAATTGGCGACACCGCGGACAGATCACCTGCCCCGTACGTAGGCGCAAAGCATCAGCGTTAACACCGATACGGCGACCGCAGGACGTACACCGTTCCGCGGTCCCCGCATCAGCCACCTTCAGCTTGCGCTTGTTACTCACGGACGTGCCGTGTGCCAGGTAGTTACTGTTGAAGCAGGCGTGTCAGATTCAGACGTATCAGCGAACGCCCTGACATACCTCGTCGCTCCGCTGACAGCGAAGCCGCCCGACGAATCCCCGAGAGGTGCACCGGTTCCCGCACCATATATCGGCTGGTTCCCTCCGACAGGATTCCACCAATTCTCACCGTCGATCGAGAACTGGATGTAGACGAGAACGATGCCCCCTGAAACGTGAGTGATCACCTGGCCACCGTGAGCAGACATAATCTGACCCAGGTCTATCTCTGCGCCGATAACTGCTGCACCTGGCATAGTGAGCGAAGCTCCATCCAGGCTCTTAGCCGGTACGGTCCAGATATTGACATCACCCGGAGGACCCTGCGGACCAGCTGGGCCCGCTGGACCAGTTGCGCCGATCGGACCCTGCGCGCCAGTCGGCCCCTGCGGGCCGGTCTGGTTGAAAGTAAGCGCTACAGCACCGCCGCCGGGACTACCACCAGACTCACTGTCGAAAACCTGAAGATTAGCCCCATGTGCAGGAGGTGGCGAGGCGTAAGCAGCATGGATCACGCCGCTACTGTCGGGGATTGCCATCTACCCCTCCTTGCTTCGGTTACTCAAGTTCACCTGTACTTAGATCGACCAGGTGATTCGCTGCCGAACGCTGTTCACCCAGGTCAGCACGTCGATTACGTTCAAGCCACAGTGCCTGCCCTGGAGGAACATCAGGAAACATCAACTCCGCGTACAGAGACAATGGTACCCACTTCGGTTCGGTACCGTTCGCTCGCATCTGTGCCAGCTCCCGATAGTCCCACGCGATCAGCAAGAGCACCTCCACGATGACGCTCGACGTACAAAGCCGCCACCCGGAGGAGATCCGGGTCATCTTTGAAACAACCCAGACCGTAGTTGCATGTGCTGCACAGCAGATCACGGTTCTGGCCTGTGGCATGATCGTGGTCTGCATGAAGGATGCTCGCGGCTCTAACACCGTCCGGCTTGGGCGGCCGACCGCAGATCATACAGACACCGCGCTGAGCTTCCAGCTTGGTATCGTAGTCCTCGACCGTCATGCCGTACCGCTTGAGCTGGCCACGACGACGATTCCGCTTAGTCGCTTCCGTACCACGACGTGCGGCATTCTTTCGGTCCTTGATGTGCTGCTGATCGTGGTGAAGCCGGACCTTCTCCACAACGTCGGGTAGTTTCCGGTAGCACGTACGAGAACATGTTCTCTGACTTGCGCGGTACGGCTGAAAACTTCGTCCGCATGTACTGTTCTCGCAGATCCGCGATTCCAGTCCCGCGTCCGGTTTCCGTCCACCTACGCCTGGAAACGCCTTGTTGGAGCAAGCTTGCGAACAGAACTCCTGGTCAGGCTTCCTCTGGAAGAATTCCTGACGACAGGAATCTAGCTTGCAGGTAGCCCTATGCAGATCCGCACGGACTCTCGGCATGGCACCTCCCTGGTAGCGGCACCTGCTGTGCCACTACCAGAAAGGATACCACGTCGAAGTAACTGTACCGTCAGGCAGGACCGCCAACATAGAGCTTAATTGCTCCAGTCCTATCTACCAATGTACCATCTCCACGGAGTATCGCACGAAACGTGACCAAGTCAGTCCCGAATGCGAAATCATCGGACCGCTCAAAGCGGACCCCGCCCACCAAGCGGACGAAGTATTGCGAGAAGTCACCGAAAGCGATGGCCTTCGCGGACAGCGCCTGCGCGGGCATGAACGGGTCCGCGACGAGGGGCTTGCCCAGGAGCAGGTCGGGGGAGCCGAGTACCGCGGATGGCTCCCAGATCGGGCGGCCGGTGGTGTCGGTGATCTTCCTGAACCCGCCGATGGTCTTGTCAGCCGCGAGCCAGTAGCAGCTGCGGGACTGGCGGTACGGCGCGATCACGGAGTATTCCAGGTCGACCAGGTTCGCGTACGACGGTGCGCCGGAAACACCAGTGGTTGCACCGGTAACGCCAGTCGTAGCGGTGGTGACGATACCCGAGGGCTGCGCGGTACCGGTCCCGTTAACGAGGTCGGTGCCGAACGCGTTGCCGAGTGCCCGGCCTGCCTGCATCGCGAGGTACCCGAGCAGGTCCACCGCGGTGTCATCGATCAGCTCGCGGGCGACCTGCAAGAGGATGCCGTACTTGTAAGCCGAGAGCGGCTGCATCGAGAACGTCGGGTCGGCTGACGGGATAAGGCCCGCCTGCGCGGCGGACGCTGCGGTGGAGTGCTGCGTGGTCTTCGGGACCTGGAGCGTTTCTCCGCCCCCGGTGTTCAGGACCGTGGGCCCGCACTGCATCACGCCGGAAACCTCGATGAGGTGGGCGATCAGCTGGTCGTAGAAATCGGTAGGCACGATGGAGGATGCGGTGCCGGTGGTCACCAGGGTCCGGTAGTTAACCGGTCCTGCGGCCTGACGCCGGATCTCCAGCGAACGAGGGGCACCGTCCTCGCCACGCGCCCACTTGCGGACCTCGGCTTCCATGTCGGACGGCTGGCGCTGCTCGCCGCCACCCTCACGCGGGCGACCCTCAAGGTCGTTGAACGCGTCGTCGGCGGCCTTGGCGCGCTTCTCGGTGTCGAGAACGGCACCGATCCGCGTGTCGAGGGTCCGCATCTCTTCCTGCATCGCGTCCCACTTACCCTGCTCCTCAGGGGTGAACGCCCGGTTCTCGGCGGCGGCGTCCTCGGCGATCTTCTTCGCCTCGTTCCACACGCCGAGCCGCCGGTCACGAAGCCGCTTAGCGACCTCACTGGCCATGACTGGCCCTCCTTACTGCTACGGACGGATCTGTTAAGAACCGGCTCCGTCCGCGACCCAAGGAAGGATCGGCTACGGCCTCGGTGACACTATTCAGTTATGACACCGTTCTAGCCTGGCGTCTTATTTATCTGCGCCCGGCCCGCACGGCCACGGTGTCACAGCCCTGCGATTTTTCTATGTTTTGCCGCACATCGGGCATTTACCCGGGGGCGGCATGCACTGAAGATGCCCGCAGTGCGGGCACCGCCAGCGGTGCATCTTACTCAGCGTCGACGTAGGGGTCTTCGGCGTTGTCCAGCAGGTCCAGCATGGCCAGCGCACCGGTGAGGGTCTTCTTCCGCTCCTGCTGCTGCTTCGCCTGCCGGGCCGGGCCGATGTTGTCGGTCCTCTTGAAGAATTCCATCGCGCGGTTCTCTACCAGGCGTTCCCGGACCTCATCTGGTTCTGCCTGCACCCACTCGGATAGTGAGCGGACCGCACCGTCCATCGCCCGGGCGGCTGCGGTAGCATCCGGGTACGCCGGGTCCAGTACCGGGGCGACGTCGATGAGCTGCACCGCATGCAAGGTGCGCATCGGGTAGTCGAATTCCGATACGCCCCACTCGTCACCACCGGGGAACACCCGGAAAGCGAACGACGAATGCCGTATGTCACCCCGCTGGACGTACTCCACGATATCCCGGCGTGACTGCGGGGGTTCCACGTCGTACATCAGGCCCGTGTCATCGGTGTGCAGCGTAAGCGTCCGCGCGTACGTGGTCCCCAAAAGCGCGTCATCCTTGTGGTTATACCGGCATACCACGTCAGGCCAGCCGCCCTCCTTCGACTCATCGAAAGCGTTACTGTTTACCTGCTCCACGAAACCACCCAGCCTGCGGGACAGCTTCCCGAAGCACGCCGCGTAACCCCAGATGTGCTGCGGTCCCGACTCGCCTTGTTCGGCGCGCAGCTCCAGCGGGAAACGGGTGAACCGCCGCTCAGGGAACTGGCTCGTGTCGGTGTCCATGCCAGCGAAAGCACGCTGCCCAGCGGTCACCGTGACCCCGAACTTCCGGGCGGCGCTGAGTATGCGTGGCATGGCCAGCTTGCCGAACGGGTCGTTCGGTGCCTGCGACAGTGAGCGCCGCACCGCGTCCACCGTGTGGATCGGGAAGTGCCGCTTGCTCCGCGGCGTGGTCTTCCCGCCCGGGTCGCGCATGCCACCTGGCTCGATCCAGGCGAATTGCGAGTCAAGCAGGTTAGGGGTGTCCAGCTCAGCCATATCTCCTGTCCCTCTCTGTGTGCTTACGCCGGTCAGGATTTCCTGGCGGGCCGGGCCTTCTTAGATGTTGACGATGCGGGCTTCGACTTAGCCGCAGCGGAGTCGCCTTCACCCTTACTGGACGGCAGGTCCGGGTACTTCCGTTTCACCGCCGCCCGGACCTTCGCCTTCTCTGCGGGTGTCCCGTTCTGTTCCACCCGCGCCAGCGCGTTCGCGCCCCGCGCCTTGGTGTTCACTGGATACGCGTCAGCACCTCCAGGACCCCCACCAGGCAGAGCGTACGAACCAGCGGGGGCCTTCGTGTTCGGCGCGGGCTTACCTGTCCGCGACGGGTGCGACATCCTGCGAGGCGGCATAACATTTCTCCTGATCAGTGACGACCGTTGCCGTTCGGGCTGGCCTTCGGCGGGATCCACGGGCCCACGAACTCGGGACCTAGCTGATCGTCGCGTTCGGCTTGCCTCACGGCGGCGACGATCTGCCCGAGAATCGGGTCGACGGTCCCGTCGCTGCGGAC